AGTTCGTATATTGGTACTAGTCAATGCAGTAATTACTTCAACATTTTGCACAGTGGCTCCGTTCACAAATATTTGATTTGGGGCACAACGAATCTCGTATAGGCTTCCAAAATACTTATCCTGATTAAGAGGAACCAAAACTACGCTACTCACAATGCCAGCCAACTTGTCATGCAAGAAACCTGACAACTCTGAGAAATAGAATGTGTCACCAAAGTCCCATAGATCCAAACTAAAATATTGATTGAGATATTGCACTACCAAGTTTTGAATTTCACTAGTGCTGGCCACGCTCTGTGCCGCACGTATAACTTTAATTGTTGCTTGAAGTTCGGGCAAGGCCTTGGCTCCAAACAACGGCTGAAATTGCACACTGTTCATGATCATAGTGTCTGATAACATTTTATAATTGTTCAATCCAGCGTAAGCAGTGTTTAAAAAATCCAGCGTTGGTGGTTGAGGCTCCGTAACTGTGTTTGTAGTATCTTGAATATAATTTGTGTAAGCTATATAGTATTCGTTGGTCACTACATACACGTCAATGATATTGGTAGTACCTGGATCAATTCGGTTGGTCAACGGACTATTGTGTCTGTATTGGAAAAACAGGTTCTGTCGTCCAGTTTGAGCAATATATTCGTCAGTTGCTGCCAACGAGCGAACACCGGTTGTAACATCCGCTACCAGTATATAAAATGCATCGGCTGTATAGGTGTAAAATACTTGACCCGGAACATATTCAGCTAGAACTGCTAACACATCATTTTCTGTAGCATACTGACTGTTGACTATGCCCGAATCAATCAACACATATCTTTGCAAATTATCAAAATCTACAATGCGTTTTAAAAACACCCACGGGCTCACAGCCGATGCTGGGTTAGGTACCGGTCCAACAACTTCTTGGAAGAAATCTGGGTTATCTGGAGTGCCATCGTTGTTTCTGTCAGAGAATGATACCAACACTTGATAATCATCAACTAGTCCATCAATTTGTATAGGTTGTCCCACAATCTTGGTTACAATATCTGACCCCAGTGGTGCAGCTGATGTAGGCTGACTATTGGTTTTCAACATATTTATAAAGTCACTAATGGTTGTGCCGGTTCTGCTGTCATACACCAATTGGTCGCCGCTGAAGAAAAATCTAGTTTGAGTTACACTTCCAAAATAATAATCAAGCGCACGGAAACTCACAGTATAAAATCCGCTGTTGAACACAAATTCAATAAACCAACTTGCATCCAGTCCTGCACCAGTGGTATTGCCAGCATTGGCTTGACTCCACGGTGCATCAACATCCAAATTTGTTGTGGTTATTAGATACCATGTGCCAGAGGTTCCGGTGATTGTGCCTAGACTATCGTAGCCTAGACCAAAGTTTCTTTTTAAAGTAATTTGCTCGGCCATACTGGTTTGCAAACTATTTGGTATTTCTTTAACAAAAATAGGTATGACTTGAACAGCTATTGCACCAGTAGGCACATAGTCGTTTATCACAACAGGACCTAGTCCACTAGGAAAATTGCCTTCGCCTTGATTAGTTCCATCAAGATATATTTCCAAAGGACTAGACCAAATAGTGAGTTTTTCGTCTGCCAGGGTTGGAGAGCCAACTTGTAAACGATTGTTGGCATCAAAGTAATAGCCTGCTGGTGCAACAAATTTTACAAGACTTCCTACAGTGATATATCTAGCGTTAGACGATGTAGTGCCGTTGATTGCTACTGGATTTCCTAATGAGTTTACAAAGTAGCCAGTGGCACTGCCAGCTTGACTTGTGCTAAGACGCCAAGTTATCAACGACGAAGTTAACTCAGCTCTTGGAAATTGTGCGTAATAAAATTGTTGTGCTTGGCTTCTGGCCAGCAACGGTTGAACTTCGTTCAAAATAACACTATTGGTTTCGTTAGTGGTTTGTGTAATGAATTGGAAAGTAGGCAAGCTGTAATTTTGATACAAGGCTCCGTCACTGCTGAAAGTGTTGGTGCTGGAATATTTCCCAGTGTTGTCTACTAGGTCAAGATAACGGCTGACCCCAATACTGGCACGATTCAGTGCTTTGCTTTTTAAAATTGAGTTGTAAGCAGTGTGCGGAAAATTATTATAATCTTCGCCATTGACCATACGATTTTGTGTGTAGTATCTTGCAGGAGCATTGGCTTTGATTTGAGCAAGAGTTTCGCGTGGCTGTGCGTTTGACACTGGCGTTGTAATTCCGCAAGTGAATGTCAAAGTTTGTAGCTGTCCAGTACGACTCACATAGCTAATAGGTATAGCAATACTTTGCATTTCTTGTGGATTGATGATGTATTGTAATCCATTACTTGCACGAACATAGTTGCGGAATGTTCCAACCGGAATTTCACTAAACACTCCGTCGCCAAATGTTAAAGTTATTTGATCGTTGGTTCTGCTGGTCACACTAAACAAGGGACGAGCTCCAGGAGATGTTTGTTCTGCGGCAACACCATACACACTGGGAACATAGGTCCATTCAGTGGCAATGCTGCCCACGTTGTCTAGTTGATACAGCCAAACATCGGTGTTGTTGACACCCTCAATATTGATATCTACTGTGCGATTGCTGACACGGTCGGCCAAGTTAAAATCTTGATTCTGTAATGTGCCTTGTTTGAACAAGAAAAAATATCCAGTGTTGGCACTAGAAAATCCCAATTGATCATTGCGGAATAATATGTTAAATCGTCCACTGGGTCTAGGACTAGGTTCATACACATATTCTTGTCCTATGATTGTAGAAGTAACTGCTTCAAATGGCATGTTAATTCCGTCAACTGTGGCAGTATACGGTACCACTGGCAAGTAACCGGGTACAAGATTAATACTATACTCTGCGGTGTCAACTCCAAGGATTGTGGCCCGGGCACCTGGAACACCCACTCTTTGTGCATCAATCAACGCTGCATTGATAATAGCTGTGAACTGTTCTTGCCAGCTAAAGTTTGTAGGGTCGGCCCAGTTGACTGTTACGTTGGCCAGGTCAATACCGTTAATGTCAGTGACATCTTCTGTGGTTGAGACTGAAAATACTTTGAGATAACCACTTGCTTCTATGTTGCGTTTAGGCGTGTAGCTGACCAAATTGGCCAAACGGACCACGCTGTCTCTACGTTCAGCACTGTCAATATAGTTTTCACGTGTGTTTAAATCGGTGCGAAATGCCAAACTTTGACCCATAAAGGCCATTACGTCTAGCAAGGCAATAAATTCTGAACTTTCAATGTAATCGTTGAATGTTTCTGGATAGTATAGGCGCAGATAATCTACAAAACTTTTGCGTAAGGTTTCAAAGTCATAACTTTGAAAATCCGCCTCTTGGTACGTTTGATAGATTCTTTTCCAATCCTCAACGCCAAAAATTACTGTTTGTCTAGTTGTAGATGCCATAATGATCCTGTGTTCTTGTATTTATGGAAATCAAAAACGGCTCAGTTAAACATAGCTTGCGCGGCGCTGTTGCTGATTAAAAAATATACTCAGTTGTTGTGCAGTGGAGTTAGGAACCACAGCCAATTGCACCTGTATTAATATTCCATTTTCTTGCGGAAAAACCTGTGTCTCAAATATCTGTATACGTGGATCATAACCAGCAACTCGTTGAATTTCATTTTCTATAGCAGTAACCAACGCAGGTGACTGATTTTCAAATAAATTTTCCCACAGTGTAGTGCCAAATTGTGGACGACCTGGCAATTGACCTTGTCTAATGTTTAGGCCGTTTAACAAGTCGCGCTTGACCAAGTCTTCATCTAACAATGTAAACTTTTTGTATTGATCCTGAGTATTAAATCCAATAAATGTTGGCATAGTCTAGTATTTAACCTCGTCTTGACCCACGCGAAAAGCGGAAAGTTCCATCGTCATCATTGGTTGGCGGTATAGGTATGATTACGTTTCCAACATCAGCTATTAGCTCAGCGGCTTTGGCCGAGGCAACAACATCAGCTTCTATAGCCGCAATATTGGCATATTCTAATGTGGGTATTTTGGGATTATCAATTATGTCTTGAATGGCTTGATCAATTTGATCTCTGATTACTGTATTGTTTGAACTTGCAGGTGCTGCCGCTAACTGTAATTCCTCGCCATAGGTATCAACAAAATCTATAGCATAAATTCCCTGGCGACCTGCAATTTCCACAGCTGAGAACAACTGAGAATCTGCTGTTCCTTGAATGTAGGACACTACTGCATCCACGCCATATCTAACTGCAGGTTGCAGGAAAGCAGCAATATATCTAGCGTCTTCGTCGCCTAGTATTACTTGATAGTCAACAAGTCCTTGATATGCTCCATCATACAAGGCCACTTGAACTTGTCCTTGTAGTATAGGAGAATCTAGATAATCTGCCAGACTATTGATACTGTATGCTCCGGTCCACGATATTGGAGAATTCAACACAGCAAACGTCATACTAGGGTCTGTCATAAGACTCAAGGCAGCAGGTTTTAACAAACCAACCAAGACCAATCCAGCCGGTGTTTGTCCATACAGCCCTATTCCTCTGTCAGATATTTCTGGGCCAGCATATACCGCCTCACCATTAGTGGCAATATACCAGTCTGGTAATAATTCTCCAGTGATGTCTGTAGAAGTATAAGAGGCCGCTGCTCTAGCCTGAGCTACGAGTGCTGTAACTTGTCCTGTGGTTAGTATAGTGGTCATGCTGTTTCCGCCGGTACGGTTGAGGTTGCTGGTGTTGTTCCAATAAATTCAGCCTTGGTCAACGGCTTTGCAACTGGTCGTGTTGCTATTCTGTTGAAACCAATTTTGGCTAAGTCAGTATTACTTGCCACAGTTGGAAGAGTAACTGTGCTAGTAGACGTAGATGTAGCAATAGCATTGGCCGACAAATCATTTAAATTAGTAGTAACATCAACTCCACTGTTGTGTCCTTTAAATGGTTCATGAGTAGGAGCTCTGGTAACAATCGTTGATAAAACGCCTGGTTGTGATGTCCAGCCTTTATTTTCAACCCATCTAGTATCGGCTAATTTAAATCCAGTCATTGATCTCACTGGGGTAACCGGAGAAGCCTTTCCGCCATTTAAGTTAATGACCGATGCTTTGAAATTTAAACTTCCTCCACCATTCCAACTGCCGGTTTTGCTTTGCAATGCCAATGCGCCATCACTTCGTATGCCAACCTTAGTTTGCCCATACATGGATATTGCTTGAGAGGAGTTCATAGTTATACCTGCAACACCTTCTAGCTTGAACTCAGCTTGAGCTTTTGCTTTGATACTGCCGCCTGCATACAAGTTGATGTCTTTGTCGGCATGTAAGTTTAGTGTGCCTTGTGTTCTGACATTGACCGAGTTGGTGCTGTAAAGATCTATGGTTCCATTTTGTCCTAATTCAATCCAGCTTTGTCCATTGGCATGACAGATATAAAAACAATTGCCATCGTCACTCATGGTTATCTGATGTCCTTTGGCTGTACGGATGCGAACCAAGGTATCTTTGCCCGATAGGTCTCCGTCATCCATAACCAAAGTGTGGCCGCCCATACGACCAATTACCACTATGTCTTGCGGTTTAACTGCACCTGTTTCTAATTGTTTTTTGATAGTTTCTGGTTTCAAGCCACCTTGATATATTGGCTTTCCGGGTGTGCTGATTCCGTAGACTGAACTGGGACTTTCTCGTTGGCTACTACTTTTTATAGGACCACGAACAGTATCAGTAATCAACCCTTGTTGTAAGAATGTACCAGCAATGACGTTTTGCACTGGTTTTTGTTGATCATAAAACTTGGGATTTTGATTAATGCTTTTGTTTAGTTCGTTAATTTCTATAACAGGCAATTGTTTAGCATCATTGAACAGTCCTGATGCCTTGGCAGAAGCCGACAACGCATATTCTTTTGTGTCAACTGCACCAATTGCTGGAATCATACGATTGATTCCGTTTGTTGGTACACACCCTACATAATATCCTTTGCCGGGATCGCCGCCTACAAAGAAACACAAAACTTGAACTCCAATATCAGGCGGAGTAAACCACATGCCATAACTGTTGCTGTTGCCCGGATATGTGCCAACTCCTGCACTGGTTCCCAATGGCACAGTTGCTCCGTAAAAAGGCGGGCAATAACTCACTGTGCGCCACAAGCTAGGATCACCAAGACTTGGAGTGCCGTCTTTGTTGGTAGCTCCAAATTGATCAATATACACTTGCAGCCGGCCGCTACGAGTAGTGTCTACATTGTTGACCACCGTGCCAATAAACGGACCCATTTCCGCAGGCATACCACCACGATCAAATTTGTAGTTCTCTGGACGTCCGCGACTTCGTTGTGTATTTTCTGACATTCTTTATCCAAAAAAATCGTTTAAATCTTGTGGAGTGCTTTGCGGAGCATCCAATAGACGTGGTGTTTCGTCGTTTCCTGCAAACAGATATTCGTTGGTTGCTGAGCTGTCGCCAGAATCATCGGTACCTGCCATGGTCTGATTACTTAGTGGGTTTACCACCGGTGGTCTTTCAATTTCTGATATTTGTGGTATGCCCAATCTGGCACGGATATACGGATCAGTAGGATCAGCAAGACCCAATGCTTCAATTTGTTCAGGTGTTAATCCATAGTATGGGTCCTGCACAACAGTTATTTGATCTCCTTGGTTTACCACATTGTTTAATTTTGATGGTGCAGAAAATTTCTTGTTTAGTAGGTCTATTATTTGGTTGCCACTGGTAGGGGCACCTGGCAGAGCAGACGGTCTAGTTGATTGTCCGCCCAATACGTTTTGCGCCAAATAGTTTACAGCAGAATTTGTCACAGCACTCAGTGCCCCGTTCACCGTGGTTGGTATATAAGCCGGCATTGCAAACCCACCAACCGCAGCAGTCAACGAAGAACCTAATCTACTAGAACTAAGAGCAGTGATAGCCTGTTGTTGAAGAAATTGTGTAGCGGCCGCGGCCGCGGCATTGTCTGCTGTGGTTTTGTCTAACAATATACTGCCTTTGAGTTCTTGTGTAAATTTGCCTTTGGAAAAGGTGCTGTAAACTTCCTTGGCAATAAATGTTCTATTGATTGCCGCCGGGCCGCCTGCGCGACCGGTTAATGCAGTTGCATCAGTACCAGATCCAGATGAAGAAACTGCTTGGCCAGTGACAGTTTGTAATCCAGTGTTAAGATTATAATCGTCAGCTGAGTTAAATGCAATTCGATATAAAACTTGACCAGCATCAAAATTTATTGTACCGTCAGCTAAAAAAGCACTAAAATAATCTGAGCTGCCAATAGGACGACCAACAAACGCCTCACCTTGTTGTAGCCAAGCCGGATCACCCACAATGGTCATCGTACTTTCTTTGAAGTCTGCCGGATTCAATATCTGTTCGGCAGCATTGGCAATTGGTTCGTTAGTTTTACCATCGGCTCCTTGACTGCTTTCTGTGCTGCGTGTTTGGTGGCTTTTTTGAATTTGATCGTCTGCGGCCACTCCGCTGGTGTCAACAAATGCGGCCTTGTTAAAATTTACACCTGACAACGTTATGTAATACAGATTATTCAATGTTTCTTCATAGTTCAACACTGAGGTATTTTTGCCAGTGAACCAATAGTTGTATTCTTTTTGCACGCCTGTAAATGTTGGTTTAGGAAAATATTCACTATTAAGTTGTGCAATACGGTATGGACTGATGATGTATTTGATATTGTATGCAAAGTCGTTTCGTTTGGGATCGTATTTGTCAAATTGTGGAGTTGCTTGAAGATTAATTTTGAACCAAGCTACGTTTTTTGCGGCTGTTCCGTTGCGTAACAATTGTCCACTGGCCTCATCATAGGTAACCAACTGTTGATCTTCAAGATAAGAACTGTTACGAACAATTTGATCTAGCAACTGCACAATCTGCATACCAGCAGTGGCACCTTGCGTTCGACTGTTGGTGTCTACACTTTGTTTACTGCCTAACTTTTGATCGGCCGCTGTTTGACCAACAGCATTGCTGGTTTTACTTCGCTCTAAGCCTCCAGCTTTTTTTACCTTGGCATTTTTTAATGCCGGTGTAGCAAACTCCACAGAGTAAACGTCTGGGTATGTGTAAGGACAGTCTGGGCCCGGCCCTGATAGTTCACGTTGATAGTTGTTAAGGGCGGTTATCAATCCTTGACGAACAGTTCCTCTTGAAATTGCAGCGGCATTGGCTGGTGCTGGAGGATTACTGGATCCTTCTCGATCTCGTTCTTCGTCCTGTTGATTAGGGTTGTTTGCAATGGCCAACGAGCCGTTTAATAAATCATTTACGGACTGACCGCTGAGTTCAATGTTGTATGGTATAGATCCACGTTTGGAACCCACGTTGATGTTGTAGTGAAGTCCTACAGCCTTGACATCGTATTCGACTAATTTGCTACCTACTTTAAATTTAATATCTTTGATTTGAAGTGGAAAGAATTTTTCCACAAATGCATTGGCATCTGTGTTCTTGTTGGCACTGTTGAGATTGCCTGGGGCGCCTCTAACTAAATTTCCATTTTGATCGTAACCATAAAATCTTATAACCATTAGATACACTATACTAGAGAAACTTTTCTTAGCAGCCACATCTGGATAAAATTGTTGGATTGCCTTGGTCAAATTAGGAATAAGAGTTATACCAGTGGGTTCAGTTATAGTAAAGTCTATGTCAACCACATTGTGATTTGATCCTGTTCCTTTGCCTATTATTTTAGATTGTAATTTTACTGTTTCAATATAGTAATCATTATTAAAATACGGCACTCGACTTCCGGTAGGAATACCAGCACTTTGCATCAACAGCCAACAACCAGATAAGTTTTTTTGTCCAGTGGAAACCATACTTCTATATGCTTCCTTGGTAGTAAGATAAAGAGAAACACCGTAGGTATAACTGGCATATTTGTCCAGAACATTTGGCAACGGTGTTATCGGTGAGTTACTAAAAATTGTATTGATTTCTTGCTGTGTTGCATTTGGAGTTCTTGCCTGGCCGGAATCTTCGCCCGGAGCTCCTACACCTATTTGGGTGTTTGCTGGAGGAGTTGCTATGTCAGGCCCTGGAATTACTCCACTGCCTGGACGATTTATATCTAAACGTCTAGGATCGTTGGCAGCAAAAACAGCTGAACTTTGGCCACCGCCGGTGGCCTGTGTTTGACTCAGTGTTTTGATTGGTGCATCAAGACCTTGATCTACATTAGGAGTACCTTGGGCAGAATCGCCCGGTTGTATAGCACTAGTACCAGATGAGGTGTCAGGGGCCGTAGCTATTCGCCCGTCGGGCTGAAGAACTTGTTGTGGACTGTTAGGTGCCTGAGGTAATGCCCCTGGGGCTGTGGCCAACTGATCATCTCTGACCAAGTTTCCAGAACTGGCAGTTCCTGCAGTTTGATCTCTTTCACCAGCTTGTATTTGTGCATCAACTTCTGCTAGTAGTTCTTGTGCAGAGGCCAGTCTTGCTTGTGTTCCTGCAACAATGCTTGCAGAACCATTGTTTTGTTGAGCATAGGCCAACTGTTGTCGTAAGTTGGCAATCTCCTGGAACAACCGAGATCTTTCACTGTATAGATAGGCAAGACTTTGTGCCATGTTAGAATCCTAATGTGTCGCGCAGTGTGTTTATTGTAGGAAGATAAATGGTAGTTCCTGCTTTGAAATCCAGTGGCGGTGCTTGTAGCGTGTTAGGATTGCGTTGATAAAATACCCACCACAAGGTTGGCGTTTGATACAAGTCAAGTGCCAATAAGTCTGGCCTGTATTGATAGGTCAAATTTATTACCATCTGCTGATCGTCCGGCAGTTTTGGTATAGGCCTATTGACCATTGGATTAAGATAAAATTGTGTATAGCCCGTGGTAAAATAAGGACTGGTCGAATCGTATGTATTGGCCATTACCAAAATCCTCCTTTGAGTAAGTTACCATTGGCAAATCCTTTGACACTAAATTGTTGGCTGACCTGACTGCGAGTCTGCACTGGTAGTAAAACAAGACTTATTTCCATTTTGGTAGGAACATAGGTAGGGTTACCGGCAGCCAAACTGCCTTGTGGTGCAAACGGTGCTGTTACTGCACCAGGACGTAATGCGGTGCCAAGACTGGCCAGTCTGGCAATGGTGCTGGATATTGTATTGACCTGAGTTGTTTGTCTAGTACGAGCTGCCAACTGGTTGCCACCATTGCTTAATGTGCTTTGAGCACGAATGTAGTTGACATCCGCAGGCAAGTTGTAGTTGAATTGTGATACTAGGCACGGATGTTTATTAAATTGAAAATCCCCTAGGCCACTTAAAAATACCAATGGTGGTGGCGTTCCGCGTTGTGCGTCTTGGCCGTAGAACATTTTGGTAACTGATCTAAAAAAGTGTATCACTGCCAAAAGGTAGTTGGCTTCAGCACTGTCTTGCGCGGTAAATGTGGCTTTGATATTGATTCCATCTATGTAACTGTTTTGATAAAAATAACCACGATAGTTTGAATGTGTAAGATCATATGTGGAATAGTTGGCCTTGTATGCAGTGTCTATGTTAGGAGTGTATGGGAATATAACTCCGTTGGTGTCACGCAAAGGCCAAAGTATTGGACCACAATCAGATGCGTTATACAAATAGTCAGATGAGTCAGCCAACTGCAACCGCACACGCCAATCACCAGTGGCTGCATTGTTGTTGGCTTGAATTCTTGCTGTTTGCTGATTTTGTGCTTGTCTTAGCAAGCCTTGAGCTCTAGAGGCTGCATCCGCCAACGCCAGTGCTTGTGGAGATCCGGCTGAAATAAATTGGCCATTGATCAATGCCGACTCACCCGGTGCAAGTGATGCCAATATTGCAAGAGCGGCGCTATCAAGTGGCGGTGTGGCTAGTCCAGGATCATTAACTGTTCCTGGTGCAAGTGATCTAACTGCAGAGGCGGCAGCGGCAGCGGCAGCGGCAGCTGCTATTGCGGCAGGGTCATTGCTGGTTCCTGGTGCTGTGGCGGCGCCTGGAAAAAGTGACTTGATTAAGTTTGATCCTGCTGTAGTAGCACTGGAAAATATATTCCCTACTGCGCCGGGCAAACTTGTTAGACCTACATTGGAAGTGTTTAGCGGCGAGTCAGGTAATTGTGGTATACCCAGTCTAGCACGAATGTAAGGATCAGTGGGGTCAGCATTGCCCAACGCTTGTAATTGAGCATCACTCAATCCATAGTATGGATCA